TTAATTCCACAGATTGCTTCTTTCCTTTTCGATTTACTGACATTAGCAATTTAGTTTCGTCAGAGGCTTTTCTCCCCAGTGCGCTATTAGATATTTTTAACTTTGTACTATCCGATAGCTCATATCCCGATCTAGTAGATTTACCTTTTCGGTTTTGGCCCATTTTAAATATTGAATCCTTAGAATGCTTTTTACCTAACATGGGTAACGCGTTATTATCTTTTATTTTGCGTCTGTGCTCAGGTGTCAAAACTTTAAGCCTTCCGGATTCCTTCATTTTAAGAATAGACTCAGGGGAAAAGTATCCGGATCTGTCGTCCGATTTAGTCGCCCTGCAGTTTAATCCTCCACTCACACAGTTATGCATATCTTGGTAGTATCGCTCTTTGCTATTCAAGTCGTTCAGGATGCACGTTTCTAAAATCTCGAAAGTGTGGTTTTCTGTACCGTACTTTAAAAAAGATCTATTAAGTTTTATCTGGCTTTTACATTCTTTAGTTCGATAGCATGACCACCTATACTCAATATTTACGCTTTGGCCTACATATTTTCGGCCTACTGGGTTTGTTATTAAATATATTCCGATCATGATCTAAGTTTTAAATATCAGCGATCCGTCCGCGTCGCGCTTAGGCGTAAAAGCTATTGTACAACGACAATTAATTACTTCATCGGCTGCCGCTTTAGGATCTCCGGGCCAACGTACCGTCTTACCAGAATACATTACAAACGGCTGATCTAAATCGACGCTTAAGCCGTCTTGTCTAAAATGGTCAAGGCGTGTACGGTTATCAAGTGTGGCGATCCATGTCTTTTGTAAAACTAAGTCTGACTGTTCAGCGGTTTTCATCGCCGCAAAGCCACTCGACGCCGTTGTTTCTGTCCTTGCTATCCTGAGCGCCTGATATTTGTAAAATGTACCTGACTTTGACACAATCGCCTGTATGGCGTTCATTAAATCTATAATTGTACCGTTTTCGCCTAGCGTTAATTTGATAGAATCGATAATATCCTTAATGAGCGTATCGTGTACGCTTGTGATCTTTACGCCTCCTTCACTTGACAAAAATAGTAAAATATCTTTTAACAATTGATCGTTAAACAAACTATTTGCTTTTTTGAACTTTTCTAGTTCTTTGTTTACCAGATTTCCATAGCGTAAACCGATCGACGTATAAAGCTCTTTGAACATTTCATAGATCTGCCCGTAGCTTATATTGGCTTCGATTGTAGCCTCGTAGGTGTGAATGTTCACGCGGTCAAACGGAATGCCTTGCAGAATAGCCTTTACATGCTTCTGTACAATTCGATACGCTTTGCGTTCGAGTAGCGGTTGCAATTTTTCCCAAGCTAGCATATTAGGATTTGGTCAATTACTATCTTTACGTCTGCAACCTTAACCATTATTTTCATAATCTACAAATTAGCGTTATCAATTACGCCAGGCGAAACATCGTCAATGCGCTGTTTTCCTGAGTTTATCCAAACTACATCCATGCCGTCATCGACCATGGTCTCGTAACCGAATACTGTTCGGATTTCATTAGGCGTTACCGGCAATAGATTAAGCGCCTCCGCCTGTGTCTTCATATCTGCTTGCATTTCCGGTAATTCTGTGCAATCCCATTCAATTACTGAGTTTTCATAGCCTTTAAACTTAGGAATGAACGATTTGTTATAGGCACTTTGCAGTAGTACCAAATCTGGCTTAATGTCGTCAGTAATCAACTGTTTGCGTGCATCGGCGTTACTGTTTCCCTGCAATGCGCCACTCGTATCGTTATTAAGCAATTCATCGGGATAATTAAGCACGTTAGCTATTGTCTTACGATCCCAGTCAAGGTATTCGAATGGTCTGAGTTCTTCGGTTGTAAGGCTAATACGTTGAAATCCTACCTCAGCACTAGATCCTGCGATCTTGGCCAGACGTTCGGGGTTCGAGTCCATTTCCTTAAGGCGGTCTTTTATCGAAGCGGCCTGCTCTGGTGTCCAAGGCGTAGGCCCTTTACCGTACAGGAATCCGAAAGCCCCCGAGGATTGAAGCATTTTAATATTATTATCTATCGCGCTGTTTTGGCTGTTGATGTTACGAAGTGCAGCTCTTAAAGGCGACATTCCGTAAAGCTGTGCGCCTTGCCAGTCAAAATTAGGATTTGCGTACTTCACGTGAATAACGTCCTCAACTTCAAACCTGATCCACTGCAAACCCTCAATAAGCATATAATAATCTATCGGGTTTTCGGTTGTTAGTAGTTGTGCGTCTTTCTTAAGCACAATCTGCATTAAGTGGCTCGGCAGCGCGTAAACCTGCATCGGCTGTCCTGCGTTAGCGCCGTCCCTAGGTGACATGTTGTACTGATAGAAATTACCGGTAATCTTCATGTATGTTTTATAAAGCGCGAAAATATCCGCCCATGTTTGGGTCGGGTTTGGATCCGCAAGTGGGAAAACTATTTCCTTATCGCTGTACGCCTTAAGTTCTAAGGATTTCTTTTTGACTGTCTGCAAAAGCGACATATTGCCTTTAGTGGCAAGCTCCATCTGACGCAATTTGCCGTATGCCTGCCTGTCCTCAATCTGTTTGATGCAGTAAGGCACGCTAACAGTCTTAACGGTTTGCTTATTTATAATGGCGTAAACATCGGGGTTCGTGTTGTACCCCTTTTCCAGATAGTTCTTATTGTTCTGGTCATATTGCGTCGGCAGACCCCCCAGCCATTGGTAGAACGCCTGATTAAACACATTGGACAAGCTGCCCCCTGTCATTTTGCTGACTAACTTTTTGATGCTATTGCCTACGATTGTACCTGCCATGGTAACAAAGATATAAAAAATATTTAAACTAAAAGAAAAAAGGATCTGCGCCGATTCCTAGATCGAATCGCTCACGCATCATAAACATGTCCATGATATCAGGAGATTGGCCATTAAGTTTGGCTTTCATATCACCCTTTTTGATAATGCAAAGGTTTTTATCCTGGTCCTGCTTTGATTTCTTAATGGCTTTACGCTCGAACATAAAACGCTGTTTAACGGTCATTTTGTCGTCGTACATCTTCGCCCCAACGCGTTCACTGATCTTGTATTTACCCTCCGCGACTTTCTTACCTGATCGATAAAAGCATTGGGCCTTAAGGTTCTCGTACTTCTCAGGCTCTCCGTAATACGGTTCGCCCGGCTTAAGATCGGGATTAGGCAAAGGGCGTCCGCCGTTATGGAAGGGAATTGCTCCGGGTATGAACCCATCTATAAAACCACCAACACCATCAGCATCGTAACATATGTGCCTGTTTTGGACGTAATGCTCTCGAGCCATTGACTTAATCGCATCCACAACCTCATTACCCTTCGATTTCGCTATAACGGCGATATCGATCAGCTCTCGACCTTCCCAAACCCCGATTATGAATTTATCAGCACCCTCGAGCGCGACGTCCGCAGTAATGTATCGGCCATCGACCGCAAGGTCGTAGTTGTGAGTGAACATGCCCGCGAAAGCGTTGTGATCATAAATATCCTTATCGCTTAAAACTACCTTCCAGTTACCTCGCAACAACGCCGCTTGGGTCTCTTCGTCTTGCGCCTTAAGATTTCCCAGATATCCGCGATCAATGCGTAAAAGTTCTTTGTTGTCGTAAATGCTGCCTGAGATAAACGTTACGGACTTTACGAACTCTTCGGGCGGAATGCCTGATTTAAGCACCTCTTCCTCGAGTACGTGCCATCCCTTTTCGATTACCTCGGCTTTGGTATTTCCCCAAATGATATTATCGCCGTCGACGATCATAAAGCGTAATACGCCGTCGCGTTCGGGGATTGGGTAGCCTGTTTCCTGATCGATCCACCAAGCTATGAATTCCGCCACCCAACTATCGGGATCAGGATTACATGTAGCACGCAGATACGGGCGAACGCCGCATACCGAACGATTACGAGTCAGCAGGTAAAAGAACATGCGTTTAGAGAAGTGCGTGAGCTCGTCGAACTCGATAAGCGGGATCTGGGACCCCTGCCAATCATGTATATTTTTCTCGTACTCGAGGTGCGAGAACTTAATCTTACTTTCTTTGAAATCCCATTCAAGCGAGGATTCTCTAGGAACTCCGCCAGCTTGGCTGTAGATATTCATAGAAGTATCCCATAGGGCCCCCTCGGCTTTGATCTGCGGTGATGTTCGTCTAAAGCAGACAACGCCGAAACCAGGTACTTTTTTATGTCTCAGGTTCTCAAGTAATAGCGAATACGTTTTACCCACTCCCGCAGCGCCGCCGCCAATCGCTATATCTGCCGAAGTAGATAAAAACTTAAGCTGATACCCAGCTTGCGGGCGAACTACGTTTACGCTAGTCTCTGCCATTATCGGGAAGTTGGAAAATGGTTACTTGTCCGACTTTATCGCCTGCTGTGGTAACGTCAAGCTTATCGCCGAACTTCTTAGGGGCTTCTTTAGCCAAACGCCATTTGATCGTATCAATCAGCAGGCGCCTATGGCCCAACATGTCCGCCGTTACAATTTTAACGCCGTCCTTGTCGACTGTGGTAGTTTCCCCAGCCATAGGTGTATTGGCGATCGCAAGCATTTCATCATAAAGCGCATCAGCGGCGATCTTCTTCGCGCGCAGGTAGCGTTCAGCCATTTCGGGATCTTGGTCGATCCAGCTATAAAACGACGGGCGGCTAGGCATTTCGATATCGTCAAGAACTTGACGTAAAGGCGTACCGTTTTGCAGTTCCGAGATTACTCTCGAAAACAACCTTTCGCGTTCTGCTGCCGAATATGCCATAACTCTGATTTTAGTGATTACAAAGTTATGAAGTTAAAACGATTTCCAAGCGCGTAAACACAAATATTTAGGTGTTGCAACTTATAACCGTTTCGCTATCAACTAGTTAGTACGAAAAAGTAAACACGATTTTATTTGTGTTTACGCTTGTGTTTACGCGGGAAGTACCGCCGATAAAGGGCTAAGGCGTAAAAGTAAACAGAAATAAACAGAAACAGAACCGCCGTAATATATTATACGCGTATTATATAAAGTATATACACTGTATTCTTACAATATTAATATATTTATAATTTACCTATATATTGTGTTTATTGTGTTTACATTTAGCTCCCGCCTTGTGTTTGTTGGGTCTCCCG